AACAGACCGTAAGGCAAGCGCGTACCTACTGACGCACTGACGTTTGTGTTGGTAAAAATGGTTGTGCCAACATTGGTTACTCTGACATCAGAGAAGACGTTAATGCTGTCCTCACCAAAGATGTACAGGAAGTTATTGGCTGACAACAGTTGCACGATATTACTGTGCAGCGTCGAGTCGGTCAGAGTAAGTGCGCCAGCAGAAACACTTGTAAAGTCGCTGTAGCTACCAGCAGCAGAATAACTAACCGTTCTTCCCTGACTAACCCAAGTTCTGCCCGAAAAGGTTTGGATGCCTGAGATGGGGTCAGTGAGGATGACTGCTTTGGCTGTCGCATTGCTGCCTCCCCCGCCCGTGATGGTTACGGTGATGTTTGAGTTGTTGGTGTAGTTCGTGCCAGGATTGGTCATCACCACACGGGTAATCTGACCACCTGCAATGACTGCCGTACCCGCTGCCGCTGTGCCACCACCACCTGAAATCGTGACTACCGTGTTAGCTGCGTTGGTGTAGCCTGAACCACCGTTTGTAATCAGCACCGACACCGTGCCTTTTTTGAACGTAGACAAACTAGCAATTGCCGTAGCGTTCGTGCCGCCGCCACCAGAGATTGTGACCGTAGGCGGGGAGGTGTAACCTGATCCGGCTTCTGTGACCGTGATTGCAGTGACTACGTTAGCCAACACCGAGGCTTGCGCTTCTGCTTGCACTCCACCTGTTTCATTCGGGGCGCTAATCACCACCGCAGGAACATTAGCGTAATTGCTACCGCCATTGGTAATAACTACTGATCCAACTGATCCAATAGATACAAGATTAGTGCCATCCCAAGTGTAGACACCATTGTTTGGATCGCCGATAAGTATTCGTTCGCTTTTCCACTGTGTGACGTTAATTCCGCTGCTGGAAAACGTACCAGTAGTTGCGACATTTCCTTTACTGTAATCCAAGACGTTGACATACTCAGCCCTCCCGTTCTGGCTAAACCCTAACGCATAATCAGCGTTATTGATGTTGCAAGATGTTAAGGTAGTAACTGTGTTTGCAAACGTGACGTTCGCAGTGGTGTACGTTGGAACAATCTTTAGGTTGGCATATCCAACCGGCATGGCGTTTTCCAGCCACGCAAACTCATCCTTATCAATAGCCGTGCGGTTAGCTTTGGTATTGATACCTTTGAAGTTCTTGACTACTTCGTAGCTTTTCTTTTGCTCTGTCGCAGCCATAGTTAGAACGGAGTGCTATAGGGGTCAGGCATTCGCCTTGTGAACGTGGTGTTGAGTACAGAGCGAACCTTGCTGACATATTGCTGGTAGAAAATTTCAGATTCGCCATAAGACTGTTCTTTAAACTTCGCCGTATACGATGCGTAATACGCAACAGGTGTTGTATACGGATCAATAATGGTATCGACCTCTGCGCCATTCACTAAGGGCAAAGGCAAAACGGTCGTGTCCACCTCAATGGTGTAAACCTGGTCAGGTACTGGAGAAATGTAAATCTGGTTTTGACCAAACACCGAAAACGCCACTGGACGCCCGATGTAATTCTGCCAATACCGTAACTGTGCGTTGAACTGTGTCCAGGACATATAGGACAGCGGGTAACGGCTGTTCCCCCAAAACACATTAATGTTCAGAATGTCTAGCGTCTGACCAGCTTCCGGCAAACTGCCATAAGGAATGATCTCAACATTGCCGACATACTGAAGTTGCGCCGTGCCGTTGGCAAAAGGCGTTGATGGCGGGAAGTTCGTATAAGAATCTGGATACGGCGGCGGGTCATCACCCGTAGTACCAGCCGTGGTAACGACATAGGTAAAGATGTTTGAGAAAACCAAGTCATTCAGATTGACCGCCGTATTCGCAGCCCACGCTACCGGATTACCGGAATAGCCTACGGGTGCTATTGGTGTTTGAGCAACTTGTAGTTTTCTTAAACAGCCGGTATCTCTGGCAACACGCTCCCGCGCTCCGTTGATGTAATCAGTCAGTTCGGAGTCGGAATAGAAATTCCCGTTTGCATCGTGCAACAGCCTCCGGACTTCCGTGATATAGCTGTTAAGAGTTGCCATTTAAAACCCATATCTAAGCGGCTTTAACGACTGTTCTCCCCCGATGTGCTTTAGGCACAAGGGGGGTTACTGAGTCATCGCCAGGGGATAAAAAGCGATTCTGTTCCGGCTTGTCTTGGGTTATCTCAAACTTTGCCAACCTGACCAAACCTTCTTCAATCTCATTGGTTGATTTGCATAACCCAAGCATCACCATCGCAGGAAGTTTATTTTCCTGCTCATAACCAAATACATGACGCGCCATCTCCACGCTGATCTCAACTGATTCGTTTACAGGAAACGTATAGTCTTTAAAAGCGTAGGTTTGGATCAGAGCTTTCTCGCCCCGATTAGTCACATAGATAGTTGTCATAGCGTAACAATGTCACCGTAAACAGTAATGTCGCAAGTGCCGCCGCTAACCGCTGTGTTCACTTTCACATACATCGAACCAGCAGAGTAAACCGTCGTAGCAGTACCAGTTGCCAGAGTAATATCCTGGTACTTGGTCGTGCCATCAACAGAAGACAAAACAGTTGCATTGCTAACAGCGTTAGACGCATTGCCATCGTTAGATGTCAAAATCGTCACGTTAGCCGTAGCAATGCTTTTGTTTGCATTAGCGACAACAATCCTGCGAACAATGTACTCGCTGCCACCCACGACGGGAATTTGAGCAACTGCGTTTCCGGTAGCAGCGACGCTAACGCCAACTGCCTTACCGAAAGCAAAGTTACCAAACCCGTCTGGATAGAGCGAACCTACATGGTTTGCGTTCATGTTGTTGGCTCCTTATGCGTAGGTGCTGCCTACATCCTCGCCACCATTGACGGTGTAGAGGGTAATGGTCGGCGTACCTGACAGCACGTTTGCACGGACGTTAGTACCGTCAGCAATAAACAGACCACCAGTATTGTTAGCAACAACAACAGCCCAAGTAGCGTTGCTGATGTTGCCCGACGTATTGGTGTTCAGTTCAATCGTGACGTTTGCCGTTGGCGCAATGTAATAAGTGCCAGCATCAAGAACAACAGTTGCGTTACCGGCAGAATAAGGCTGGAAGTACGAACCGTCACCGCCAGTTGCCGAGTTAGCAAGTAGAATTTTATTTAAGCCAAGTGCCATGACTATTTCTCCTTTACAGTGTTAGAGAGTTATAGCCCGTGACCTTGGTCATCGACTTAGGCTTCGTATTGACCAATTCAGCAATCGTCAGCACTGCGCCAACGTAGCCAATCTGCCAGTTCGGAAGGGTCGATTCAAAGCCCGTGAACACGAACGAACCCTGCTCATGGATATAGAGCGACAGGTAGTTGCTGTTCAGGAAGTAAACAGTACCTTCAGGGCAATAAGGATCAGGATAAATTGGCACACCAGCGACCATCAAAGCGCGGAAAGCTGCTTGTGGGCCATTGGCGTCACCATCAAAGCCGTTACCTGGGGTGATCATGTACTGCTCTTGACCAACAAAGTCTTGAGCCAGCAATGTCCAAGTACCGAAACCGCAAACACCGAACGACGGTACTTCAGCACCGTTCTTCACGGTTCCGCTGATGTACTGGAGGATGTTCTGACGGGTTGGGTTGACCGAACCAGCGGCATACTCTTTCGACTGCCACCAGGTGTAGGTCGAACGGTTGATGTTACCGTAAGTACCCGATGACGAAACAGCAGCCGGTAGGCCGGTAAACTGTTGCGTGTTGGTTGTGTTGGTATACAAGGCGGTAGCCATCGCATCCATCATGACGTTGGTCGCGTCGTTCATACGCGCTTCGATCAGAGGAATGATAGCTGCGTCTTGCTGGACTGCACCTTCCATACCGAGGAACGGTACTGGAGCAATCATCAGCTTCAGGTTGAATTCAGCGTTGTAAGCACCCTGCTGAACAGACGGTTGAGCGAACGAGCCGCTGTAGTCTGACCACTGAGCGTTTACGAACTGTGAACCCTGGACAGGAACAGTTACAGAGGAAACACCGCCGGAAGCCTGTTGCGAGTTAGCAATCAGAGCCGCCATCAGCGGTGTCGAGTTATAGAGTTGTACGACCAGCTTCGGGATAAACGCCCTACGGGTAACGTAAGTTAGTTCCGTAAATTGCGTACTACCCGTTGCCGGAAGAATACCGCCACCAATAGGCATAGTTTATCTCCGAGTCAAAAATCCCCTTGTTTACAGGCCAATGGGTCGCGGGTTTTTCCGCAACTCATTGAGTGCTTTTGCTGCTTCATCCCGTGCGCCAGCAACAGGGTTCTTCCAGTATTTCGACA